TGGTGCCTGGGCAAATAATCATGCTAGATACATCACAAACTTTTACACTGGTAGACGTTCTACTGGCTTCTACGGTGGAGAAAATCCAGCTCTTTGGGCCAGAGCACTAGGCGACAGTGAAATGGTTATTGTCAACTCAGCTGGTAACTCAGGATTAGCATTTCCAGAAAATCCAGCACCAATGGCTATTGCTACTAAAGATGATGGTACACTTTGGTTACGTGGGCAAATGTTGATTGTGGGTGCGTGGGATATTAATAAACAAGATATTGCTACATACTCAAATAAAGCAGGACATATCTGCCAAGGTAAAAACCTACAAGGTGGACAGTGTCTAGATGAATATCGCATATCTGACTTCTTTATTATGGCACCAGGTACTACATTTGAAGCACATAAATCAGGTGACTTATATAAGATAGGTACTGGTACATCTGAGGCGGCGGCGGTAGTATCGGGTGCTGTTGCTCTTGTACATCAACAATGGCCACATATGACAGGTTCTAACATTGTTAAACTGTTAACAACTACTGCTAACAAAGATATTAATAACTATGACAAAGAAAGACATGGTCAAGGCTTATTAGATCTAGAGGCGGCAACTAGACCATATGGTGTAGTTGGTATTCCGGTAGATGGTAGATACGGTGTTAAAGTTCCAATGAGTGGTGCTTATATGACTAACAGTGGTGGTGGTGAAGAGTTAGCGGCCGCATTAAGTTCAGTTATGGTAGCTGATGAATTTGGTCGTGAATACTATGTTGACTTATCAGCAACGGCTACTGCTAAAGCAAGACGAGCAGATTGGAATCCAATATCTAAGGCTAACTTTTATAGCAAAGGATTTAATCCATATCATAAATTAAATCAATATACTGGTAATGGTCAAGTTCAACTCAACGATGTTGATATGAAGTTATCATACAATGAATATAATTCAACTGGTATGTTTGAAATGGGACATACTACCGCATTTGGGTTTGATGATAAATCTAAATTAAGAGTTGGATTTGGTGCTCTTAATGAGCAAGATGGCTGGATGGGTAACATGATGTCAGGAATGATGGGTACTGTTGGTGGTAGTTATACTACATATACCAACTTTCAAGGTACACACAATCTAACTGATCAGTTTAGTGTATTTGGTAACTATTGGATGGGATATACACAAGTTGATCAAACTGAAAAAGGGTTAGTTACTGGTATTAGTGACACTGAAACTTACAGTTGGTCAGCAGGTCTTGATTATACACAAGGCAGTCATTCATTAGGATTTACTGTAAGTCAGCCAGTTTCAATTAGCAGAGGTACTATGAATGTTAGTGTACCAATTGGATTTGATAGTAATGGTACTGTAGTTAATCAAAATCACAAAGTTGACATGACATCAAAAGTACAAGAGTATGACTTTGGTACTTACTATAAATTTAACAGTTCCGAAGTTAGAATGGGCGATACCAAAGCAGATGTAAGTTTTACTGGATTTGCTGAACATCAAATGAACTACTTAAATCAAGAAGGTGTTGACAACAACGTTGCTGGATTTATGTTAGAAATGAGTTTTTAATTATGGACTTAAAAGAACTTTGTAAAAAATATTTTGAAACGTTCTCTGCTAAGGATCTTAATTCTCTAGCAGAGATGTTTGATGAAAACATTTATTTACGTGATTGGGAAACATCAGCCGCAGGTATTGACTTAGTATTACAGGCCAACCAACAAATATTTAATGCTGTTAAAACAATACAGGTCACCCCAATAAGCATGTATCAAGACGGTAATGTTGTTGCCTGTGAGCTAGATATTGAAATAAATGGTGTTGATAAAATATTAGTAGTTGATATAATTGAATTTAACGGTGATAAGATTGCTAGTGTAAAAGCGTATAGAGGATAATATGGATATTGATAAACGTTATGTAAGTTGGGTTCATATTGATGAATATGTAAACAAAATTTCATTTAGCATGTATCAGAATAATTGGAAACCTGATTATATTGTAGGTTTAACTAGAGGTGGATTAATACCAGCGGTGTTAATGAGTCATAAACTTGACATTCCAATGAAAGCATTAAAAGTTAGCCTTAGAGACCATGTTGATGATAATGATCACAGCTGGGCGATAGCAGAAGATGCCCAAGCTGGGGCTAATATACTAGTAATTGATGACATTAATGACACTGGGGCTACACTCAATTGGATCGTAAATGATTGGAAATTAGATAAAGTCAAGCATAATGTTAAGTTTGCTGTATTATTTGATAATCTTTCAAGTGGGTTTGGACAAGAAGTAGACTATTGTGCTACTGAGATCAACAAAGCAGAAAAAGATGAATGGATTGTTTTCCCGTGGGAAGTTTGACATACGACCTAAATACATGTATAATAAACTATTAATGAAAGGTATACATGGCAAAATTAAAAATTAGTGAAATATTTTATTCAGCACAGGGTGAAGGACGCTTTGTAGGCGTACCTTCAGTTTTCTTGCGTACATTTGGATGTAACTTTACCTGTGGTGGCTTTGGTATGCCTAGAGGCGAAATGTCAGCAGAGCGTGATGAGGTTAAGGTAGAGTTATTTAATAGATATGAAGATTTGCCTTTAGTTGACACAGGCTGTGATAGTTATGCTTCATGGGATCCAAGGTTCAAACATCTATCTCCCATGTTAGAAAATGAAGCAGTGATAGAAAGAATGTTAGAACTAACACCTAATCATAAGTGGGTACAAGACAACGGTAATGATGTACATTTGGTCATCACAGGTGGCGAACCTTTATTAGGTTGGCAACGCAGTTACAAAGATCTATTAGATCATCCTAGAATGCGTGATCTTAAAAACATTACATTTGAAACTAACGGCACACAAGAACTACATGAAGATTTTAAAGACTACTTGTTAGCATGGGCATTTGACAGAGGTGGTAACTATAAAAGTGATATCACGTTCTCAGTCAGTGCTAAACTATCAGCAAGTGGCGAAGCATGGGAAGATGCTATCAAGCCTGAGATTGTCGCAGAATATGAACGCTATGGTACAACCTATCTCAAGTTTGTAGTAGAAAAGCCCAGTGACTTTGACGAAGTGGATCGTGCTGTCAAAGCATATCGTGAAGCAGGGTTTGAAGGAGTTGTATACATCATGCCAGTAGGTGGTGTTGTTAAAGTATACGACGGTAATAAGTTTAGTGTAGCAGACGAGGCTATGCTACGTGGTTATAATTACAGTCCAAGATTACATGTTGATCTTTGGGGAAATAGTTGGGGGAAATAAATGGCAGAAAAGAAAAACATGTGGAGTAAACTAAAAGATACTTTCAAAAAGGATGAAGCACCTAAGACTAAAAGTAAAAAACTCAGCCCAAAAGAACAGGCAACTAAAGATGGTGAACCATACGTAGAAGTACTGAGTATGGAGATTGATCATAATGATCCTAATAATGGTGCGTTTGAATTAGATTGGAATGATAAGTTCGTTGCTAATCTTATACGTGCTGGATATCAAGGTAAGACAGATGCTGATATTGTAGATAATTGGTTCAAAGCAGTGTGTCAAAATGTTGTTATGGAGAACTGGGAGCAGGATCAAGCAGATCCGACTAAAAGAACACAAACAAAAGACCTTGGAGATGGTAGATCGGAGAAGTCGTGAGTAAACTACTCTATGTAAATGGAGATAGCCACTCAGCAGGTGCTGAAATAATTAATGACTATTGCTTTGCTGAAGACGATAATAATTATAAAGATTGGGGTAGAGTACCTCATCCAGAAAACATTCCATTTAGTTATGGTTATTTACTTAACAGAGATCTTGGACTAAAGTTAAAGTTAGACGCAGAAAGTGCCAGTAGCAATGACAGAATCATAAGAACTACTAATCAGTATCTAACACATCATAGAGAGTATATTAGTGCTGTAGTAATCGGTTGGGCTACTTGGGAAAGAGAAGAGTTTTACTGGAATAAAACATACTACCAATTTACAGCAGGTATGATACCCGATCCTCAATGGCCTGGTGAAGTACAAGAACACTATAAAGATTGGGTACTTGGAGCAGACAGTGAAGTTAGTAAAGAATACTGGCACGAAGAAATATATAAATTACACTGTTTACTAGAACAATTTAGAATACCTCATATATTTTTTAATACGTTTACACACTTTGGTGGTCTTAAAGAACTTGATTGGAATGACAGTTATATTGAACCTTACGATCCAATGGGAACATATTATCACAGTCTAATCAACAACGGATTTAAACCAAAAAATAATGGGTATCATTTTGGAATGGATGCTCATCAATATTGGGCAAATTATATTAAACCTAAATTAGAAAGCAAGTTATCATGAGATACTTATTAGTAGACACAGCAAATACATTCTTTAGAGCCAGACATTCAGCATACCGAGCGGCAGACTCAGAAGAAAAGGTAGCGTTTGCTATTCATGTTACTCTAGGCAGTATCAATAAGGCATGGAGAGATCAAGAAGCCAATCATGTTGTATTCTGTTTAGAAGGACGTAGTTGGCGTAAAGACTATTACGAGCCTTATAAGAAAAATAGATCAGTTGCTAGACAGGCGTTAAGTGAAAGCGAAGCAGAAGAGGATCGTTTATTTTGGGAAGCCTTTGATGAACTACATGGCTTTCTTAAGAATAAAACTAACTGTACGGTTTTACAACATCCTGAACTTGAAGCAGATGATTTGATAGCAGGTTGGATACAGAGTCATCCTAAGGATCAACATACTATCGTATCAAGTGACACTGACTTTTATCAACTACTAGCGGAAAATGTAAAACAGTATAATGGTATCAGTGATGAACTACATACTCTCAATGGTATCTTTGATAAAAAAGGTGAACGTGTTATAGACAAGAAAACTAAAGAACCTAAACAAATACCAGATCCAGAATATATCCTATTTAAAAAATGTATGCGTGGTGATCCTACGGATAATATTTTTTCAGCCTTTCCAGGTGTGCGTGAAAAAGGTAGCAAAAATAAGGTTGGACTGTTAGAAGCCTTTGAAGATAAGAAAAGAAAAGGTTATAATTGGAACAACCTTATGCTACAACGCTGGGTAGATCATAATGAAGTTGAACATCGTGTGTTAGATGACTATGAGCGTAATAGAGTTTTAGTAGACTTGACAGCACAACCAGATGACGTAAAAGAAAAGATAGCAGAAACTATTGCTGAAGGTATGACAGTTAAACAGCAACAAATGATAGGCGCACAGTTCTTAAAATTCTGTGGCAAATATAATCTAGTTAAATTAAGCGATAATGCGGCGTCGATGAGTCATTGGATGAGTGCTAGTTATCCGGACTTTGAAAACGTATGACATTAAGAAATTTTATTGCCATTGATTTAGAACTTAACCAACCTAGTAACAAAATTATACAAGTTGGAATTGCTATTGGTAACATCAAACAACTACCAACAGACTATGTTGTCCATAAATGGTATATTGATCCAAAAGAACCAATTGACGATTTTATAGTAGGGCTTACTGGTATTACTGACAGTGATATACGAAGTAATTGTGTAAGTCATCAGACTGTGGCAGAAGAACTTGATCGATTAATCAAACAATATCAACCATGGCTAAATGCTGTTACTTGGGGATTTAACGATTGTGATGTACTAAGAAAAGAATTTGAACAACACAACGTAGAGTTTAAACATTTTGGCGGTCGTTATATTGACGTAAAAACCATATATAATTTCCTACAATTCAGTCAGGATCAGTCTCCAAAAGGTGGGTTAAAAGATGCTATGACTATAAAAGAAGTTTATTTTGATGGATTGGAACACCGAGCCGACATAGATGCTCAAAATACATTAAAGTTGTTTTTTGGATTAATGCATCAACAATCCAAAATGTTTGACTTATTATCAAAAGAAAGTTATAATAACTAAATTACAATTAAGGAATAAAACATGGGATACGATCCAAAAGCAACACTGATTAAAAAAGAGTTAAAAGTATTAGCCAACGGCGATAAGTTTTTTTTAAAACTTATGAAAAATGCTATTGAGCAAAATAATAAACAATCAAGTTTTAAGAAAGCAAAATCTTAATAAGGATAACTGATGGGTAAATTTTATTCAACAAAAACATATGGTCATAACATTGGTCTATCAGCATGTTTTAGACAACCTAATGCTGATCATTCACACTGTCATTTACTACATGGTTACAGTCTACAGTTTAAGTTTACATTTGCATGTGATCACTTAGACAATAAGAACTGGGCAGTGGACTTTGGCGGACTTAAACAGATTAAGAAATGGTTAGAAGATCACTTTGATCACAAGACTGCTATTGATAAAGCAGACCCACACTTAGATAAGTTCTTAGAATTACAAGAATTAGATCTAGCAGAGATTGTGGTAATGGATGGTGTTGGTGCGGAGAAGTTTGCGGAACACGCATTTAACTTTGCGGACAAACTAATCAGAGAACAATCAAACAATCGTTGTTGGGTACATTCGGTAGAGTGTGCTGAACATGGTGCTAACTCTGCCATATACGAGGGACAACAATGAGTCTATTAGCAAAATCAATAGTAAAAAATAAGTGTTGGGTAGTTGAGGACAATGGAAATAAAATTGGAACTATCTTAGCAAATCAAAAAGGTGTAGTTTATACACATGATGAAACAAAAGAACAATTTTCTAGTTTTAAGTTACTTAGTGATAGATACAACATTGTTGTAGAAAAAAATAGATCTAAGGTTAAACAAGAAGTCATCGAGGTTTATGGGTATCCTTGTAGCCATAATGCTCAAAACATCCTTTGGGACGTTCCTAAAAAGTTGCCAGTGTTTACTAAAGGACGTAAATCAAAAAGTTTCTTTTGTGCCGGATACTACATTGTTAAATTTAATAATGGATGGGTTAAAAGTTATTGTCCTAAACTAATCACTCTTAATAGATATCCTTATGCTGGACCGTATAAAACACAACAAGAAATGTTAGAAAACTTAAGAATTGCTAATGGAGCATTACATGGAACAACAATTAAGCCTTCACCTGAAGAAATTTAATGAACGTATTAAGGTTATGAATCAAACTAATGCTAAAGAATTAGTACTAAACCGACTCGACGCACAAAATTTACATTCGGAAATCTTTGAACTACTAAACAAAATTTCATCTTTAGTTGAAACAAAAAAAGAAGAACAAACAGTAAAGATGAACCTCGATGGTGGAACATTTTAAATAAACTACTCTGTTAATTGGCATAAATAATATGTAGAAGATGGAGAATATATTAACATATGAGTAGACCTAAACCAACAGTTTTGTTAGAACACGTAAACAAAAGCACTTACAAAAGTGAGCAAGTGTTAAGTAGCGAAGGTATTTGGGCTGTTTTTTATGAAGGCAAACCAATTAATCTTAAGACACAAAACGTGCTAGTAGCCTATCCAGGACCAAAATATAAAAAAGTATCTTTTAGTAATCCTGGTCACGCTGTTAACTTGGCGAAAAAACTTAACAAACTGTTTAAAGAAGAAAAATTTAGTGTAGTTCTTCTCAAAGAAGGCAACACAATTTACCCATAGTATGTCACGTACTGCTGAATCGTTACAGGTTATCTGGCAGAAAAAATTTCAAGAAGAATACAAGTTAAACCCATTTCTAGCCACTAAAGATACATTGGTTTATAATAAGTTAGATAATCCGGCAACCTGGTGGCATAACCCAGTAAACCCAAACAGTCTCAGATTAACACAAAACTCTTACCAAGTACTAATAAAAAGTAAAGTAAAATCATATAAGTTTGAACTCAAAGACAAAATTAAACCCAAAGCATTTGTTCAATTAGAACGGTACTTTACCAGTCCTTATTATATACTAAATGCTCGTCGACTAGTAGTTTTTGGGGAAGTTGAGTCAATGATGTTGGCTCTACACGCAGGAGATCTTCATCAATATCTTGACAATCAAGACAAATGATTATATAATTTAATTATGAAGATCGCACGACTAGGTTTATTAATTGCGGCCATATTATGGTTAATACTGTCAATGGTTTCTATTGTATGGGCTGATGAACTAGAAAAAGAATACGCTAAAAAAGAACAAGAGCAGTTAGAAAAGAAACAGACTTTTGAAGAAATTGTAGCAGATACTCTTACCTTTGAAGAATACGCTGAATGGACTGCTATTCGACAAAAGTTTGAATCCAAAGCAAATAAAGAAAATGAACAGCAATTGGCCTGTGTAGCAAACAGTAACCATCCTAAACAATGTGTTGATCCACACTGGTGCTTATATCCTAGTAATGAAAAAAAAGACGAGTGTGTTAAATATAATATCAAAAAAGGATTGTTTTAATGAATCAAGAATCTAAACTAATATGGTGGATAAAATGGCTCAGTACTTTTGGTGCTGTGGGCTGTTCAATTGCTTCAAGTTTAGATTGGTATCCACTTAATGTCTGGTTAGGTTGGGCCGCTGGCGTGGGCTGGACTTGGGTAGCATGGCGT